TCGAAGAGCAGGAGGTCTTTGACCGTGACGATGGTGGCTTGGTCCTCGTCGCTTTCGCGGGCGGTGAGGTAGTCCTCCCATGAGGAGGCACCGATGGTGGTGGCCAACAGTTTCTGCTGGTGATCGCCGCGCCAAGCTCCTGGGAGGCGGGAGAACCGCGAGGGGTTCTTGTTCTTGGGATCGACGCCCGGGATGGCCCGGTAGATTTCGTCGCGGCGGGCGTCCCATTCCTTGCGGTCTGCGGCGTCCACGCGGACCCAGCCATGGATGCTCTTGCCACCGGAATCGATGAGGACGGAGATGGGGAGATTGGAGTCGCGGAGGAGCTTTTCTTGTTCGGCGCGAGGCTTGTCATCGAACTCGACGAGGACATGGCGATAGGCGGCAACGTCGTTGTCGCTGCCGCTGTAGAGGTTGGGCCGGAAGGGATTGATCCGGACAAACACACCGTCCTCGCGGTCCGGTTTGAGGAGGAGGGAATCTGGTGAATCGAAGCGGCGGATCCATTCCTCGACTGGGAGGAAGGAACCGCTGGTGGCGGGCCTGCCCTCCTCGACCTGCTCGCAGATGCAGACGGTCTCGCCTTGGGCGAAGGCTGCGGTCAGGAACCGTTTGAACTCGCTGTCGGTCTCGACGGGTGTGCCGGGTGATGGCGGTGGCGGTGGCGGTGGGGAGGGTTTCTTGAATGTGACCCGTGAGAGGTCTCCATGCTGAAGGCTGGATGCTGCGTGGAGGAGGTGGCCTACTGGTTTGTCGTGGGGTTTGGTGGCGGCATCGGCCAGTTTATGACGCAGTTCGGTTTCGGTCCAAGGCGGGAGGCAGGTGGAGTTCCAGGCTGAGAGGAGGTTGAAGGCGTCTCCTTGTGAGAGGCTGAAGCCGTGGACGAGGCCAACGGCGGCGGTGTAGGTCTGGTTGTGACCGCCGGATCCGGAGATGGCGGGGGGCACCTTGGAGATCCAAAGTGCGGCTCGTTGATAGGGAGTCATGGGGTTGGGGGACTATTTCTTCATGGGTTTGAACAGGGAATCGAACTCTTCGCGAGTGCGGACGAATCGTTGGTCGCCGCGCTGGTAGATGACGACGCTGCGTTTCATTTCGGCGATCCGCATTTCGGCATCACCGATGAGGGTCACGGTGATGTGCGGAAAGAATCGGTGTCGGTGGGTTGGTTCCATAGGAGTCGTCTGTTTCGTTCCGCCTTCGGGTATGATAGCCATCCGTTTTTCACCGCGTTTGCCACAATCGAATAGGCTTCCTTTCGGATGTTGATATAATCGAACGAGGCTGTTGTTTTCTCCTCCATGCTCATGGGTCCGGGTTTTTTGTATATGGTGCGTTTTTTGTTATTTGATCTCACGTTGTATCTGATAGTGGTATGGATTGGATTTGCGAAAGGACACATGTACAGCGGGTTCCTTTTGAGTGAAGGTTGCATTGAGGGTGATGGACAGGGTTCGCGAGGATATGGTCGGAGAGTCTGCCCGTGAGGCGCACCAAGTCCATGAGACGGATGGCTGTTTCGGCGAGTGCGGTCTCTGGTATTCCATCGTGTGAATTGATTTGGGATGCGATGATGTTGAGTGCGTTGACGAGGTCTTTTGTGGAGGAAGCTGTCATTTGCGTAGGACGATGATCTTGACCCCCGCCCAGGTGCATAGGTCGTGGTAGGATTTGACCCCGAAGTTGGGCAGGCCACCGCCGGGCGGGATTTTCTGGGAGGTGAGGGCTTTGACGAGTTCGGACTTGGAATGGATGTCCATGGAGGTGATGAGGGAGATGTTGCGAGTGGAGAGTCCGTAGTACCAAGCGGACTTGATTTGTTCGCGTTTGATTCCGGTGTTGTAGATCTGGTGGGCGCGTTGGCGTGAGACGCCTAGGCGTTTGGCGATCTGGTCATAGGTGGCACCGTTGGATCGGAGGTCGGTGACGAGCGGGATGGATTCTGAGAGTGGGGTTCTCATTTGGGTGGTGGCTTGGCATTCTTCCGAATCTTCCAGACGCTGGATGGGGCGATGTTGTGGATCTTGGCTAGTTCCGTGCATGAGTAGGAGTGGTGGGCGTTGAGTATGGCCTGCTTGGTTTTTTTGCTGATGCGAGCCCATCGTTGTTTCATGTCTGTTTGGAGGTCATTCGCAAGTATAGATCTTGTCTGAAGTATGGAGTCCAGTAGGCCACGCGGTCGATGTGAACGATTTCTCGAAGAAGATAATCTTGTTCGTGGGTTGGATGGTGAGTCGATCTCCTTCGGTCCGGATGAACATGAACTCTTTGGCCTGATCTGGCTGGCGGCTCCAGCCATCTCCGATGGGAGCGGCGGTGAAAAGGTAATCTCCTACGAGGATTTCGTCCTCGCATTTGACCTGGCATTCGAGGCCTCGAAGGAAGGTGTACTCGATGGTGCTGAAATCGCTACCGTAGCAATCCCAGCGTTGGGCCTGTTGCGGTTGCCATTCGGGTTCTGGCGTTGGACTGAAGGCTATGGCATGTGGCGGCAAGGAGCGGTAGACTGCTCCGCATTCGAGTAGGACGGTGCAACCCCACATCCTGCCGTGAATGGAGGTGAGTCCGAACCAGATGCAGGGGATGAATCCAGTGGATAATCCGAGAAAGGATGAATCGACCCAGCAGTAATGGTGATGGGGCAACTGGCCGGCTTGTGAGTAGGTCATTTACAATTCCTTGATCTGTTCTGACCGTTGTTTCTGCGGGCTCACAGCTCCTCCTCCTGCTCCCAGAGTTCGCGGTGCTGCGGTTGCGATGTCTCCAGTCCGAGCTTGATCAGGTGTTGGATCCGGTCGTTCTTCTGGCGGTTGAGCATGCGACTGGCATCCAGATCCCACCGCAGCGTCTGGATGATGTGGTTAAGATCCCGCACCTCCTGCTCCAGCTTGGCGAGGTGCGACGGCATGGTGTGTTTGTCGTTCATGGTTTGTCCTCCTCAACCCGTGCTGAATTGCTTCTCTGGCTTATTTGAATAAAAGTTAGCTGGCGATCTCTTCTTTTCTGATTCCTAATTTCTTCAATATCTTTATGTGTCAATGTTTCGATTGGTTTCAATTCTGATTTCGGGATGAAATAGGCTGGTTCTCTGTTGTTCGGAGTTCCGAAAAATCGCTCCTGCTTCGCATCGAAGCCGCTGATCCAACCGCACACTTCATAACTGCCGCAACTGCCGGTCACCAAGACCCAAACACAGTTTTCGGCATCGTCAGGACGCACGATCAGATCGTAGCTGGATTTGCTCCTGGTACGGACCTGAATACCGTAGAGATCACACTCCTTCCAAGCGTTTACCGATCCCGGCCAGTACATGTTGAGGGCTTTTGCAGCGGCCATCTCACCAAGAGCGCCCTCAATGTGGTGTGACCAACCTTCTTCCGGCGGGGTACCGGACTTTTGCCGACACTTGCGTATCACCGCGTGGTAGTGACGTAGTCCTCCAACTCGGAGGCCAGCACCCATTTCGGTAGATTTGAGCGTAATTTTCATCTCGTTGTGCTGTCACCGACCACCGCCGGTCGCGTAATGGAGGATGAGCAGGGCGTCGGCATTGCCGAGCGTGACATCGAGATGGGGGTAGAGTTCTTGGGCCTTGCTCTTGAGCTTGCGCTTCCATTCGGGGCCGGTGCCGCAGGACTTGCGACCTCCGAGTCCGAGTGGTTCCTGCCAGACGCGAGGTTCGACCCTATGGAGGGCGTAGCCCTGGGCGTAGGCCAATCCCTGAACGATGCCGTAGTTTTCGTGGAGGGTGGCGACGGCGGTGGCTGGCGTGAGCTTGGAGACAAACTTCGGGATCTTCTCGATCCAGAGGTGGGAGTCGGACACCTTGAACCCGGTGAGGAGTTGATGGATATCCGGAACGGATTCGGGCATCGGGAACAGGAGGATGCCGTCCCGAGTATGGACTGCGAACCCGCCGTTCACGCCCGGGTCACAGGCTACGATTGTTTTGTTCATGGGGTTTGATTCGCACTCAACATTTCCATTTGAGTGAACGAGGTGTTTTCTGTCGATTGACCATTCGAGTGGCTTTGAACATCTGAGGCATTTTTTCCATTGAGGTTGTATTCCCATCTGATTTTTTCTCCGGTCGCTACGATAGCATTTCTGGCTCTGCCGCCTTTTCCCCATCGTATGTCCTCAACTTTCGTTTTGTGAGTAGGCAGCCATCCAGCCGCCTTGTAAATGGTTCCTGTATGGACCTCCGTATCTTGATAGCTGATAAGATTTACGATCTGCGGAAGTTCTCGGACTATCATTAGGCGCATGACCTTGAGCATCCGTGTGGCCGTGTTTTTGGGTGCATCGTTGGCGATGGCTAGTCGTCGAAGTTCCAACCAGTTGCGACCATTCAACAGACGGGCGCAGGGAGCAGACCAGATTGCGGTGGCGTAGGCTACCTCGTTGTATTCAGCAACGAAGCATACTGATGGGCTTGCTCGCACAACATTCGACCAGTCCACATTCGGCAGGCGTGAATGCCATATTTTGTTCAGTTCGATTGCACGATGCACGTTGCATTTGGCAATAGTAAGTTGGAGCGCAGAGGTCGGAATTGAACCGCCACATCCGCTTCGGAAAAGCGGCATGCTATCTCTTACATCATCTGCGCGTAACTTGTTCATTGGTTGGTTGTGACTTGATGGTGAGCTTGTGACCTACCCAGACACCGATCAAGGTGCAGACCGGGAGCATGAGTGCGATGGCGATGATGGTGCATGCGGTACTCATGCGATGGCGCATCCGAGTTGCTGGTAGCACTTGAGCCGCTTCTTCGCATGCGCCTGGGCGAGCGGATGGAACACATCCTTGAAGTCGTGGATGAAGGCTTCGTTCTTGCCCGGTGCCCGGCGCAGCGCCCTGCTGGCCCGCTGGATGGTTTTCTGGGGGCTTCTGCCTCCGGAGACCATCACAAGGGTCTCGACGTTGGGCAGGTCCAATCCCTCGTCGGCCAGCGAGGTGGCGATCATGGTCCTGATGTTGCCGGCACGGAACTCCTCCATGGCTTCTCGCCGTGCCTTCTTTGGTATCTTGGAGTGGACGAGGATGGAACCCTTGATCCGGATCGCGTAGGTCTCTCCAAGGCTCACTCTGGGGACGAGGACGAGGGTGGGTGAGTGGCTGTTGCCGCAGGTGGCAAACATGATCGCGGCGTCATTCCTTCTTTGGTTCTGGCAGATGCCGATGTCGGTGATCGCTTCCCAAGCGCACATGGCTCTGAGTTCGGCCGCACGGATCCGCATGTAGCGTTTGCGATCCATAAACAGCCTCTCGATGTGATCGTCGATCTTATGCTGGATCGCAAAGTCTGAGGCTGAAGAGAGATAGACTGTGGCATGAGCCAGCACACCGGCGATATCATCCCTTGTGATCTCGTAGACGTTGTTGAAGAAGAGGTTTCGCAGGATCGTGTTTCGCTCGGCATCGTCACACCAAGGAGTGGCGTCGAATCCGAAGCGTCTGCCGGGACAGGACTGAATGATCCGCCGCCATGATTCAGCAGGAGCGTGTTTGGCCTCATCGACGATGATGACGGCCTTTGTGAAGAAATCGACCGACTCATGGGGGCAACGGACCTCGACCAAGTCGGGGCTGACTCCGACCGATTCCAGCGCAGCGATTGCCTGCTGGCAGGTCTCGCGGGTAGGAGCGAGCCATCCAAAGCGTGAACCAGGTAAAAGGGACGAAAAGTGTTTGATGATTGAAGCAGCGATGAGGGTCTTTCCGCATCCGGCGGGGGCGATGATGATCCCACCATCCCTCATGGCCCACTCGACGGCTCGCTGCTGGTAGGGTCGGAGGAGAAAGGCTTGCTTTCCTGCGGATCCGGATTGATCTTGGTCTTGCATGACGATTCGTTGCGTTATGCGCTGATAGGGACTTATTCATGTTTCACCCCCGGAGGCTGATACCTCCGGGGGCTTTTGTTTGATGATCAGATGGTGTCGTTGTCGGCCGGCACCTTCTTCATGCGACGAACACGGAGCGTGGTCTGCTCTGCCCCGTTCTTGTCGGTGTACTTCTCCTCTTCGAGGACGATGACCATGGAGAGGCCGACGAATCCTGCGAGGAAGCCATGGAAGGCTCCGCTGACAGAGAAGTCGAACTCCTTGCCATCATCGATGTTGGCTTCGGTGGCGCTGATGAGGGACTGGACACGCCACATCAGGGTCTCCTTGAGGGCGAAGCGGTCGCTGACGATCTCGCCAGCGGAACCCTTGTACTTGAGGGTGACGACGGCATTGCCGTTCTTGTCGAGGCCATCGTCCTTGGCGGACGAGACGACGACGGTGTATTCGCCGGGACTCGGGAAGGGCTTCACTTCGGCTTGGCTGCGATCAACTGTGAACTTCATGTATGTTACTTTCGTTGTTAGTTGTTACTGTTGGGGATCCTGACGAGCTGCCCACGCAGGCAGCGAGAGAGACTGCACGGTCGATGCGTAGCACGGCCATGAGTTGAGGGTTTCGCACTCCTTGAAGAGCGAGAGTTGCGAGTCGATGATCTCGTTGCCGAGATCGATGGCCTGCTGATCCAGTTCGTAGCAGGCGACACCGAACGGGGCCTCCTTCTCGACGGCGATGAAGATGAAGCGGTCGATGCCGGTGATGCGCTGATACCATGCGGCTTGGACATGGTAGCGGAACTGAGCGACCGACTTGCCGAACGCCTGCGGTGAGGCGTCTTGGGTGGTCTTGAGATCGATGATGGCGTCCCGAGAGAGACCGTCGATGCGGGCCTTCACGGCGATGTTGTTCCAGGTGTCGAAGTACGAGACCTCGAAACTGGTGCATGAATTGAGAGCGGACGCAGCGGCCGCATGGGCGTGGACGCTGGTGGCGAGGTAGACGAGTGAGTCCCATGTCTCGATGGCCAGCGGGGTGAGCCCCCTGTCCACGATGCCTTGGTACTCGGCCCTGCCCTCCTTGGAACGACGGTCGCTGGTTAAGGGCTTGTACCGCTTGTAGAACAGTTCCGGCTCAAGGACGGCCATGTGGGCGGCAGTCCCGTACTCCATGGCTGGGGTGACCTCCGGTTCGGAGGTTCCGTCCTGCCATGCGCGGAAGTGGGCGGGGCTCCTGCGGAACTGGTCGAGGCCGGACTTGGAAAGGGCCTTGCGTCCGTGATACTGCGAGGCCGGCAGGTCGTGGATGATCTCAGGCATTGGACACCTCCGTGGCGATGGGGGGCTCAACGGTGACCAGCTTGGAGAGGATGAGGTCCGGCTTCTTGATGTAGCGCGCAGCGGTGACATCATCGAGGTCGCGGAAGGTCTGACCGTCTTTGAGTCGGCCAGCCTTGATGAGGAGTGCATTGACCTCTATCTCGCGGGACTCGAAGAGAGCCTCCAGCTTGGTGACGAGGTCGAATGATGGGGACGGGGTGACGGCGACCTCAGAGGGAGCGGGGGTGAAGTCTTCCGTTTCCTCTGGGGTGTAGATGCCGGCGACCACTTCGGGTGCCAGCATGCGGATGGCCTTGCTGATGCAGCGGGCGCGGAGCATGGCGGACGGATCCTTGGCCCACCCGGAACCGGGTTTGGCTGGCAGGAGTCCGGCGATCTTGGCGTCGGACTCGGTGAATCCGATCTCGCACTCGTTGCCGTCGTACTTCCAGACAGCGACAGCCGCTTTGGAATCGAACTGCTTCCAGAAGACCTTGCCGCCGCGAGCGCGGTAACCGGCGAGCATGGCGTCGGAACGCATGCTCAAGGAGCCGTTGATGATGTGGTACTCGCGTTTGAAGTCGAACGGGGTCTTGCGTTCGGCGGCGCATTGCCACGCGATGAGTTTGCCCTGTTCGACCTTGGTGCATCCGAGCATGCCGGATGAGGCGATCCACTCACCCATCTTCTCGATGGCGGTGAGTGGGTCGGTGAGGTGGTCGTACATGCCGACCGATGGGGGTTGCGTTGATACTGCGGTGGGGGGTGGTAGGTTCATGTTTCCTTTGGTGAGCGGAGCATTGATCGCTCCCTCACGCCCCCCACCCTAGCGGCAACCCCGCCCTTGTCCAGAAGAATTTAGAATTATTCTTGCTCGGACTGTTCTTGGAAGCCCCGTCGCGGTGCCAGCGGGGTCAGGGACTGGCCGGATTGGGCGAGTTCCCGAAGGAAAACGAACTTTCCGACGGCGAGACCACGATCATAGGCGCGTTGCAGGAGCTTGAGTTTGACTTCGTCTCCGCTTTGCTGGTACTGGCCACTTGCAAAGACTCGTTCCGCCAATCCTCGTCGGTAGAACCCGACCAGTTGGGAGTACCGGTCGAACTGCTCTGCATTCATGCGCTCAAACGTGCGGTTGTAGTAGGTCATCACCGGATTTGGCACCGATGGGATGGCCTGATTGTCCGCAGTCCTGCGCCACAGGCGGTAGATCGAAGCGTTGAGCGGATCAGCTTCAATGGATCGGCTCTTCCAAGCATCGAAGAAGTTGTAGGTCCAAGGATTTTCGCCCTTGGGTGTCTGCTCCACCGCATCTCCCCATAGATCCCGGCGCACCGGCATGGCATTCGGATCTTTTACACCAGGGAGTGCAAGACCAAGGGCAGCGTAGCGTTGGTTCAGCTCGTTGACGGCATCCTTGATGAAGCCTTCGCCACCAATGGCTGGTAGGTATTCGCGTTCAGCCCGCCGGGCGGCTCCTAGAATGTTGGGTGCGAGCGGTGAAGCTGCCGTGACAGACAGGTTTTTGACGAAACGGTCCAAGGATGTGACCGATTCCTGCGACATCAGCTTGATGAAGTCGCTTACGCCCTTGAGAAACTGCTGTTCCATCACGAAGTTGACACCCGAAAGCGCAGCACCTTTACCCAACGACAGGAAATCCGGATCGCTGGTGCGTGAACGCTCTTGAATACGTCGAGTAGTTCCTATCATCAGCCCGATTGCGCCATGTGTTCCCAGAGCGGACAGGTCTTTTACCTCATCGCCCGGGCGGAACGATGGGTCTTCACCTCTAAGCAACCTTCTCAACCCGGTGGTGTTGAGTGTTCCTGGAGGCATGACGCCACCAGCCTTGGCCAGCTCACGGGCTTTGTTGGTCTCACCCGGTGTGTCGAGGTTGGGGGTGACGACACCCTTGTCGTAGAGATAGTAGTATGCTCCACCAACGATTGACCCTACGATGAGTCTTCCGGTTGCAGTCCTGCGTTCTCTAGGACTCATATCGATCCAATTACGAACAACCCCAGCCGGCGTGAATTGCAGGGCTTCTGCTGCCACGTTGATGGGAGTCTTCTGGAAGAGAGACATCAAACGATACAGAAGATAAAAAACAGGTCCGCCTTTTTGTCGGATAAATCGATTGACTCCAGCAACACCTTCGGTTGCGACGTTGTCCTGCTGGAAGACGGCTCGGGCTGATTCAAACTCGATGAGCCCAAGGTCATCAGCGGTGAAGCCTCGCTGGCCAGCCGCCTTCGCTTTATCCGAAATGAGCATCAGCTTGGGATTGCGGGTCGCCACACGAATTTGGGCATCGGACAAGCCTCGCATCTTTCCGAGTTCCGATACAATTCTGGCTCGTTCAGCCTGACGGAATGGAACGTCCGTAGCCTGCGTGAGTCGCAGCATGATGTCGGGAATAACGCCGACAGTAGCCTCGACAACATTGCGAATGACCGGAGCGTTCTGGTACTCACCGGACATTGCGTCGAAGAGATTTCGCCAAGCCCGCTGGAAGTTGAGTGGGTTTCCGATGTCTGTTCCGAGTTCGTATGGGTTCGCATTGGAACCTTTGAGAATGATGCGTTTAGCCGCCGGCAATGATTTCCCAAATGCTTCAATCCGTTTCAGGGTCCGAGACCTAATGTCGTAGGAATTGTTTTTGCCACCGAAGAGCGCGGCGTCGATACCCGCCGCCGTCATGTCGGCCATCTCTCGCAATGGCACGTTGGCGATGTTTCCAAAGACGTTTTTGACGATTGAAATCGGAGCCATGACGGACCCTTGAACCATTGAAAGGAACAGATCCATTCTGGTTGAAGGGTTGACTCTTGCAATCTGCTCGTTGAGGGCGACATCGGCTTCCCCCCGAAGTGCATCTGCCATGTCTGCGAGACCGGCGGCGATTCTTTCCCCACGAAGATCGCCTTTGTTGGCAGCATCCTTCATCCGCAACTCGGCGCGACGAACTGCATCGACCGCCCCGCGATACTGATCCATTGCGTCACCGATCTTGGCGAGTTGCTGCGGGGTCGGCGTCTTCCCTTGCTTGGCCATCGATTTGGTGACCAGTTGAATCACGCCTTCCCGGGACGCCGACTTGAGGAGCTTGAACTGGTTGATGAGTTGACCCCAAGTGGTTCCACTCTCAGACAATTGAAGAGACAGGTTGGCCGCCTCATTCAGGCGTTTATCATTGATGAGCCGATTGAACAGCTCCATTCCGGACGCAACACGGGTATTGGACTTAGCGTTTCCGAGATCGGCGTTGAGCTGTTCGGTGGTTGCGACGGATAGCTGATCGACAACCTGTTCGACGTTTTGTGGCAGATACGAAGCGCGAGGAGATTGGGCCACAGCCTCGCGGATCACGGGCGGAACACCGGGTGCGGCAGCGACACGTTCAGCGAATGCGCGGGGTTCCATCTTAGGAGGAACCTGCACGGCTGATGGCCTACGAATCGTCTGGATCAGTTGATTGGAGAACTCTGTCTCGTCGAACTTGTCCTTGAAGTTCTCACGGGCGTAACGGAGACCGGCAGCAACGGCGTCTGCAATCGTTCCGCCGGCTCGGATGATGCCTTGAGCAACGGTGAGCGCACCGTTCCATGCGGCACCCATGAGTTGCGGGAACGGATTGGCTCCTAGTCCGGGTTCGACCTGGGTGCGGAGACCTTCAAGTTTCTCGGCAACGCCTTCGGCCTTCTGGCGAAACTTTCCTTGAGTCTCCTGCAACGCCTTCTCCCACACCTCGTTGAAGATCGTGCGCTCGGCAACGGCTTGGCCAGCTTCCTTGCGACCAATACCAACGGCTTCTTCGACCTTCTTGCGGGTGACCCTGACCGGTTCTCCTTGAGCAGCACCGGATTCAAGAGCATCGGCAACGGCTTCTGCGGCGAGCCTCTTGTCCCGTGCGGCAAGGGCGCGGGAGAGCTTCTGCTCGACAGTTTCCAGAGGAGTGGATGTGCGAGCGGCGGCTTCTTGTTCCGCAGCGATGCGTTCGTCGCGAAGCCGCAGGCGCTCGGCAAGAAGATCTTCGGCAGATCGAAGTGCTGTTCCTTCTGGGGCAGGAGCAACCTCAGTTTCACGAGGAGGAAGCATTCCGCCTTCGCGGGTCGCGGCTCGTTCAACGGTCAGTTCCGGTGTGATGATGGGTGCGCGAGCAGGTTCAGCAGGAACTTCTGCAACCGGTTCCTCGCGAATGAGATCGGCAACCGTGAACTCCCGCCGGCCAATGGCTTCGCGAATTGCAGCCGACCGCTCCCGCTGGGCTTGTCTTTCGGTGGCGCGTTGAGCTTGGACCTCCTCTGCCGTGCGAAGCGGTGTTCCGGCTTTTGCAGCTTCGCGCTCCAGAGCAGCCTGTTCCTGTGCAGCAATGCGTTCGTCACGGGCGCGGAGACGCTCGGCAAGGATCTGTTCTTGGGTTCTGAGCGTCTCCGGTGCTTCTGGCTCGACGATCTCTCGCAGAGGAAGTCGGCCACCTTCGGCGGTGGTGCGCGGGCCTTCTCCGATGGGTTCCGGACGGTAGACAAATGGCTCGTCCGGATTCATGCCGGCGATCAACTCACGGAACTGAGCCTTGAGATCACCGACAGGGACGATCCGATCCATTTGATCGATCAGTCCGCTAACTTGGCCAACAGCTTCACCGACCGTCTGCTTTCGAGAAGCTAGGTTCTCAAGGACATCGGCTTGTGTAACGCCTTTGCCGCGCATTCCAAACGAGCGGGCCACCTGTGCGCCAAGACCGGCGGAGAACAGGGTTCCGATGGCAGCTTCAAACGACGCTTTGAGCTTTTGCTCTGGAGTGGCTTGAGGATCCGCAATGGTCTGCAACGCAACACCCGTAGATTCGGCGGCACCGCGAGTGACTTCTGGGGCGAAAGCTGCGGGAAGTCCGGTCTCAATGATCTTGGGAACTTCGGTAGCTCTTGCAGCGGCACGAAGATCAGCGATTTGGGCAGCGCGAGCAGCGGATGGCGCGGTAGCTTCAGCGAACGATTCAGCGGCAGCAGTAACCGAACTCGGGATCTTGGCAGCTTGTCTTGCAGCACCTGCGACTCCGAGAGTCATCAGGTTCATGGGGGACAATAGATCGGTGGCTACTTGGCCAGCAACCTCGCCAGCAGGTCGAGTGATGTATTCTGGGATCGGCGTGTATTCGCTGACCGTTTCACCGAGACGGCGACCGATTTGCGCTCCTCTTTCGCGCATTTCTGGTGAAGCAGACAGGATTGCAAGAGGGCCTTCTTTGTCGATCCGAGAAGCTCCCTCAAGCATTCCCATCTTTGGCTCACTACCAGTAAGTTGCTGGATGGTTCTTCCAACCGTTGCGATGTCTTGCGGCATCGGAAGACCTGTTGCGAGAGGAGCGGCAACGCGAACCAATGAAGGAGCAACAGCCTTGGCCCTCTCAAACAGGCTTGGCGGTGCTTGGAGAACGGGTGCTTCCGGATACTTCTGCTTGCCTGCAAAAGCGAAGGCCCGCACGACATCGTCTTTTGTCGGGGGCCTGTCGCCTTCCAGCTCAAGAGTTACTCCGGTTTCTTCCTGAGTGACCTCGTAGATTGGCATATCACTTCATCCTGACCCGGTAGCCGGGAATGTCAGTCGGTTTCTCTTCCTTGTCTTTTCCCGTAGTCCCGGGAGCAGGAGGGTTTGCAAATGGAGATTGTTCGTTTCCAAAAAACTGGTCAACCAGCGCCTTTTGCTGTGCAAATGGAACTGGTTTTGTGAATCGAACCGTTGGATTCATTTGTCCGGTCAATGAATCCCTGTCCCAAGTGGTTGTAAATGGAAGCTCTTCAGACGGAGGCTTTGAAAGAAACGCCTTTAAAGCGGGATTCTTTTCAGCCATCACGGCGATTTGATCTGGAGTTCCTCCAACCGTCCCGTAGCCAGGAATGTTGATTTGCGTGTATCCAGCCTTCTTCTTCGCAGCCTCTTGTTCCTGCTCTTCCTTGCCCTTCTCAAACGAGTACATCTCGGAAAGAGTTCCAATATCGGGTTGGCCGAGTTCGTAGGTGCGACCGCCGATACCGGAGCGGGACCGAAGATAACCTTCCATCTCCGGACGTTTGAGTTCGGTTCCAGCCTTGAGTCTAGCCTCTTCCACCTCAAGCTGCCGTCTTAGCATCTCATCCTGCTGGGCCTTCATGCGCTCCATCATGCGCTCCTCCTGAAGTGCGGACATCTGCTCCTCCATCAATGCCCGCTTGGCCAGACGCTGCTGACGGATCTGTTCGTTGGTGCCCGTGAATTCGCCGGCCAATCCTCCGGTGAGCATGGAGAGACCTTTGAGCAGCGGGTTGACGCGCTGGCTGGCTTGAGCCTCTAGTTTTCTGCGAATCTCTTCGGTGTTTGTTGCCATATCAGCCTCTCATTCTTTCGAGCATCCTGTTCTCCATCGCCTGATCCACGATTGATTGGCGGATCCTCTGATTGCCGATGGCCCTCATGGCGGCGGCGAGGATCTCGTCAGGATCGTACTGGATGTAGTTCGGTGTGTTGTAGGGTTCTGGGACAAAATTATCGGTCGCCCGCTGCGGCAATGGTACGGTTCGCAGGGGGTTGAGCGGTGTGTAGTCGATTCCTCGCACCGGTCGCGGGGTGGGGGTGGATGGCTGGGACGAGTAAACGATTGGCTCGAAATAGGTGGGCGGTGTGATCGGGAATTGCGGGACAACTGGTCGCGATGTAGGGAACAGGTCTGGTGTACTAATCCCGGGAGTAGGACTTCCCGTACCTGGGGCTCCGGTGGTCCCGGTGGAAGTGGTTGGGGTCTGGCCCTCAAGGAGCTTGGCGACCTCTTCTGGGGTCAAAGACACGACTTCGCCCACCGGAGGAGTGGGTGCTGGCTCCGGAGGAGTGGGTGCTGGCGACCATTCACCCGTTCTCCAGTC